CAAAGCAAGTTCAACTTGCATTCCGTAAAGCGTCTACTGTTGAAGACATCACCAATAATGATTACTTTGGTGAAATCGCAAACATGGGCGACAGTGTCAAAATCATTAAAGAACCTGAAGTGTCTGTACAGAGCTATGCTCGTGGTACACAGATCACTGCTCAAGATCTGAATGATGAAGACTTCACATTGGTTGTTGACCAAGCCAACTACTACGCTTTCAAGATTGATGACATCGAAGCAGCTCACTCACATGTGAACTTCATGCAGATGGCTTCTGATCGTGCAGCGTATCGTTTGCGTGATCAGTATGACCAAGATGTCTTGGGTTATCTCTCTGGCTTCCAGCAAGCTGCTAAGCATGCAAATGCAAGCACAGCTCGTACAACAGCCTCCGGAACTAAAGCTTTGACTGAAGCTGGTTCTGATGAGTTGTTGGGTACTATGAAGCTGAAGAAAGGTAGTTTTACCAACATCACTACTGGTTCTGCTGGTGAGCATTCAATTCCTTTGACTCCTCGCCTTCCCGGTGCTACAGCCCTCCCAACAGCAACAGCTTCTCCTTTGATGGTGATTGCTCGTATGGGTCGTTTGCTGGATACCCAGTTTGTTGATTCTGCTGGTCGTTGGTTGGTTGTCGATCCCATCTTTGTTGAGATGTTGAAAGACGAAGACAGCCGTATGTTGAATGGTGACTTTGGTGGTTCTGGTTTGCAGAACGGCTTGGTCATTAACAACTTGCACGGCTTCCGTGTGTATGTTTCTAACAATCTGCCAAAGATTGGTACTGGCCCCGGTACTTCAGGTACTGCTAACCAGAACACAGACTTCGGTGTGATTGTTGCTGGTCATGACTCTGCTGTTGCAACTGCTCAGCAAATCACTAAGACTGAAACATATCGTGATCCCGACAGCTTCGCTGACATCGTGCGTGGTATGCATCTTTATGGTCGCAAAATCTTGCGTCCTGAAGGCATCGTCACTGCTAAATACAACGCTGCTTAAGGAGAAAACTAAATGGCAACTATTACTACTCTCTCTAACGCTGTAGGCGCAGGTACACACCCTAGCCGTTCTGTGCGTCCCATGCCTTATGTTGTTGAAAACACCATTAGCTTGGCTGCTGCTGTAACAGCAAAAGGTTCTGCCTTGGCTGCTACCGATGTGATTGAAGCTTTGCAAATTCCCGCACAATCTATTGTGTTGGCTGCTGGCTATGAAATCACTGGTGCTGTCACAGGTAGCTGCACAGTGAGCTTGGGTGTTACTGGCGTAACAGCAGCGGCTTATGTCTCTGCTTTTGCTGTAACTGGCTCTACTGCTGTGGGTACTTATGCTACTCCTGCAACTGCTGGTTATCCAATCGTGTCACAATCTGCTGACACATTGGACTTGCTGTTGGTTACTGAAACCACTACATTGAGTGCTGGTTCCATTCGTGTCTTTGCTGTCCTCGTTGACGCACAAGACAAGACTGGTCCTGCTTCTGTAGATCGTGAGCAACTGGCTTAATAGCTAGTTGATATAGGGAGGGGCTTAACCGCCTCTCCCTTTTATTGTTTAAAAAATATGTCTACATACATTTCTTTAACGAATGAATTGCTACGAAGAATGGGTGAGGTCGTTATGGACTCCACCGAATTCGATAATGCTAGAAACATCCAAGCTCTAGCAAAGAATGCTATCAATTCATCCATTAGAGAATTGATGCACTCCGCACAAGAATGGCCTTTTGCTTTAGCCACCCAGACCCAGACATTAACTGTTGGTACAGGTACATATAGTTTTCCTTCTAATACGTCCACTGTAGATTGGGATTCTTTCTATTTAAAGAAACTCACTGCAGCTAACAATCAGCCTTCTCGTCTTGCTGTTCTTACTTACACTGACTACCTGAACAACCATCGTCCTCAAGAAGACACTAATGGTACTGGTGGTTATGGCCCTGCAATTGCTGTTTATCAAACACAAGAGTCTAAGTTTGGTGTCACTCCAAAACCAGATCAGGCTTATGAGATTGAATATAAGTATTGGTCTTTTCCTGCTGACTTAGCTGAATCTACTGATGTAGCTATTATTCCAGACAGATTTACCAATGTATTAATTGATGGTGCTATGTTCTACATGCTGATGTTCAGGTCTAATGAACAAGGCGCAGCAGTTTATAAAGACAAGTTTGATACTGGTATTAGAGCGATGCGAAGACTGTTGCTAGATGAGCCTCTGTATATGAGTTCTACAGCATCTATTAGCCCATCATTCCATCCTAGAGTGTTTTAATGGCAGACAGAATTAATGGCTTTAAAGTAACTTCTATTGGTGGCATGAACACCAATAGGGACGTATTGTCTCAAGGTGAAGAAAGCCCCGGTTCTGCTACACAGCTTATTAATTATGAACCTTCTATTAATGGTGGTTATAGACGTATCAGTGGATTTGCTAATAACTATGGAACAGTTACAGGCACTGGTGCTGTCTTAGGCGTATTAGTAGCAGAAGATTTAAACAATAGTATTTTTGCTTGTCGTAAACCCTCTGCTGGTACAAACTACTTTTATAGGTGGGTAGCATCCTCATCCACTTGGACTGCTATTACTACTCCCGGTACAGTGACGATGGTAGGGGTTAAGAAGGTTAGGTTTACTAAGTATAATTGGAGTGCTCCTAAGTTTGTTTTAACTGATGGTATTAATCCAGCAGCCGTGTATGATGGAACAACATATACACAGATTACGCATTCCAATGCACCAAATAGTCCTAAGTATTCAGCAGCATTTAAGAATCATATATTCTTAGCTGGTGATCCTACAGATCCTTACAACTTATATGTTTCTTCTCCATTAGCTGAGACAGACTTTAATCCAGCTAATGGTGCTGCTGTTATTAATGTAGGCTTTGAAATTGTTCAGATTAAACAATTTAGAGATACGTTATACATCTTCGGTAAGAATGCTATTAAAAGTTTGGTAGGTACAAACATAGCTGACTTTGTTGTGGGCGAGGTGACAACAAACTTAGGTTGTGTTGTGCCAGATAGTGTGATAGAACTGGGTGGTAATCTATTGTTCTTAGGACCAGATGGTTTTAGACCTGTGTCAGGAACAAATAAGATTGGTGACGTTGAGCTTGAAACAATCTCTAAACAGATTCAGTTTACCATTACATCAATCTTACAAGAACTTAATGCTGGCTCTATTGATCCAGAATCTTTGAGTTCAGTGGTGTTGCGTAAGAAGTCTCAATTCAGAATGTTTATTCCTAGCGAAGGAACATTTGGATTGTTAGGTGGTTTGCGTGAAAGAGAAGGTGGTATTTCTTTCGAGTATAGTCAGTTGTTTGGCTTTCCAGCTACCTGCGCTTCTAGTGGTTATATTGGTATTGATGAAGTAATTATTCATGGTGATGCTACTGGTAAGGTACATAGACAAGAAACAGGAACTTCTTTTAACACTGCTGAAATATTGAGTGTTTATCAAACTCCTTTTTATTATTTCCAAGATCCTACCATTAGAAAGAACTTCTATAACATTTCTACTTTCTTGAGAAGTGAAGGATCTTCCAGTATTGTTATGGGTGCTTCCTATGACTTTGATGATTCAGTTGGTGTGTTCAATCCTGCTAACTATAACCTTCCTATTGTTGGAACTGCTGCTTATTACAATGAAGCCATCTATGATGCCACAGCCATTTATGATGGCAACCCATCACCAGTGAAGAAGACAAACATTGAAGGCTCTGGATTCTCCATTGCTTTCAAATATGTGACTAATGATACTAATGCTAGTCATACGATTCAAGGGCTTGTCTTGAATTATTCAATCAATGACAGACGCTAAGGAGAACTACCTTGACAGGTTATGTAAGACAATCTGCTGCTGACATCGTCCCAACGGGCGTAGTTCGTGCTGCACCAATTAATAATGAGTACAATGCTCTTCGTGATGCTTTTAGTGTTGCTGGTGGTCATAAGCACGATGGCACTACTGCTGAGGGTCATCCTGTTCCTGTCATTGGTGACAGTGACTTATTAAATAAGATTGCTACTGATACAGCTAACAATCGTCATGGTGTGTTTGTTGAAGTGGCTGCTGCTGCTGTTGAACAGGTTCGCTTTCAAGATGGTGCTATTGTTCCAGTAACAGACAATGATGTTGATCTTGGTACAAGCTCTTTAGAATTCAAAGACTTACACATTGATGGTACAGCTAACATTGACAGCTTAGTTGCTGACACTGCTGACATTAATGGTGGTACAGTGGACAATGCTGTTATTGGTGCAACAACTCCTGCTGCTGCAAACTTCACCACTGCTAGTGCTTCTGGTCAAATTACTTCTACAGTGTCTACAGGCACTGCTCCTCTTGTTGTAGCTTCTACAACCAAGGTAACCAATCTTAATGCTGATCAGCTTGATGGTGCTGACTGGGCTTCTCCTGCTGCTATTGGTACAACCACACCTGCTGCTGGTACTTTCACGAATGTAACAGTTAATTCAGCAGCAACAATTGCATCTGCTGATATCAATGCAGGTACTATTGATGGTGCTGTTATTGGTGGGTCTTCTGCACAAGCAATCACAGGTACTACAGTTACAGCCACTACAGGATTTGTTGGTGGATTAACTGGAGCAGTGACAGGTAATGTTACAGGTAATCTTACTGGTGCAGTGACAGGTAATGTCACAGGTAATTTAACTGGTAATGTCACAGCATCTACAGGTACATCTTCTTTCAATGATGTCACCATCAATGGTGGGTTGAACATGAATGCTGGCACTGCTGCCACCATCACCAATCTTACCAGCCCTACTAATTCTGGTGATGCTGCTACTAAAGGATATGTTGATACATCTATCAGCAACTTAGTAGCCTCTGCTCCGGGTACATTAGACACACTTAATGAACTTGCTGCAGCTCTTGGTAATGATGCTTCATTCTCAACTACTGTAACTAACTCTATTGCAGCTAAACTTCCCTTGGCTGGTGGCACTATGAGTGGTGCTATTGCTATGGGTACATCTAAGATTACAGGTGTAGGTGATCCGACAGCAAACCAAGATGCAGCAACTAAAGCTTATGTAGACACTGCTGATGCATTGAAGCTGTCCTTAACAGGCGGCACAATGTCTGGTGCTATTGCGATGGGTACAGCTAAGATTACAGGCTTAGGTACTCCAACAAATAACGCTGATGCCACTACTAAATTGTATGTTGATGGTATCTTAGGTAGTGCTACTGCTGCTGCAACATCTGCTGCTGCTGCTGCAACCTCTGCTTCTAATGCTGCTACCAGTGAAGGCAATGCAGCCACATCAGCAAGCACAGCATCCACTGCAGCTACCAATGCTGCTAATAGTTATGATGCTTTTGATGATAGATATTTAGGTAGTAAAACCGCTGCTCCATCCGTGGACAATGATGGCAATGCTTTACTAACAGGTGCTCTGTATTGGAACTCTGTTGGTAATGTGATGTATGTATACACAGGTTCTTCTTGGGCTGCTGCTGGCTCTGCTGTCAATGGTACTTCAGAGAGATCTGTATATACAGCAACATCAGGTCAGACAACATTCTCTGCAACATATGATGTTGGTTATGTTGATGTTTACTTGAATGGTTCTAAGCTAGTAGCTACATCAGACTTCACAGCTAATGATGGGGTCACTGTTGTTCTAGCTACAGGAGCTACCACTGGTGATGTCATTGACATTGTTGCTTATGCTGCTTTTGAGCTTGCTAATGTTTATACACAGAGTCAATCAAATGCTAGATATGCACAACTGTCTAACAATCTTTCAGACTTAGCCAGTGCTTCTACAGCAAGAACAAACTTAGGCTTGGCTATCGGTACTAATGTCCAAGCATATGACGCAGATCTAACTACACTTGGTGCTGGTGGTTCTTCTGCACGTTCATTCCTTGGCCTTGCTATTGGTACTGATGTACAAGCATACGATGCTGATCTTACTACCTTAGGTGCTGGTGGTTCTTCTGCACGTTCATTCCTTGGACTAGCTATTGGCACTGATGTACAAGCCTACAACGCTAACACGGCAGTTACCAACGCTGCTCAGACTTTCACAGCCACACAGACTTTCTCAGGTTCATCATCTGCTACTGCCATTGT